TGATACATATGATGATGAAACACCTACAGAAACTCTAGACGAGATTATTGCTAGAATTAGGCAGCCTTCTAGAGTTCCGACTGAACCTACTGAGACATTCAAGCCAATTACTTTTGCGAAACAAGGTGGCGCAATGGGAGTAGATCCTCTTACAAGTGGAGCTGTAACAGATAGTTTAGCTTCAGCGACACAAAGGTTTTTAAGTAGCTTAACGGGGTAGGGTTATGGACGGTGTAGAAGACTTTTCGCAGTTTCTAACTGACGAAGAGCTTATGAAAGTTGCTCCTATGTTGGAGCGGCTTAATAAATTAGATGAAAGAGAAGAGAAACAAAAAGATTTCATGTCTTTTGTTAAGTATGTGTGGCCTGATTTTATTGAGGGGGCGCATCATAAGATTTATGCTGAAAAATTACAAGCTGTAGCTGATGGTAAGATCAAAAGACTTATTATTAACATGCCTCCTCGTCATACAAAGAGTGAATTTGCGTCTTATTTGTTCCCAACGTGGCTTATGGGGCGTGATCCTACTAAAAAAATCATTCAGGCGACTCACACAGCGGAGCTGGCGGTTGGTTTTGGTAGAAAAGTAAAGAATTTAATTGAGAATGAGGACTTTAGGGACATTTTTCCTGACGTTAAGCTTGCTGTTGATGCTAAAGCCTCTGGCAGGTGGAGTACAAATGCGGGTGGAGAGTATTATGCGGTTGGAGTTGGGGGTGCGTTAGCTGGACGTGGTGCTGATTTAGCTATTATTGATGATCCTGTGTCTGAGCAAGACGCATTAAGTGCTACTGCGCTTGATAGTATCTACGAATGGTACACTTCTGGTCCTCGACAGCGTCTACAGCCTGGTGGTTCGATCATAATTGTGATGACGAGGTGGTCTATTAGGGACTTAACGGCAAAAGTTTTGTCTAAACAGAGCGAAAAAGGGTCTGATAAGTGGGATATAGTAGAATTTCCCGCTATTATGCCCTCTGGCAAGTCATTATGGCCTGAATATTGGAAATTAGAGGAGTTAGAGGGGGTAAAAGCGTCTATTCCTGTGGGAAAGTGGAACGCACAGTACATGCAGAACCCCACAGCCGAAGAAGGGGCGATAATCAAGCGAGAATGGTGGCAAAAGTGGGAAAAAGAGGACCCTCCTGAGTGTAATTACATCATTCAGAGCTATGATACGGCCTTTAGTAAGAGTGATAGAGCCGACTATTCTGCGGTTACAACATGGGGAATATTCACTGAATCTGAGTCAAATGAGGAACATATCATGCTTTTGGACGCTGTTAAGGGGCGTTGGGAGTTCCCACAGCTAAAAGAAGAGGCAAATGAACTTTACAAATTATATGACCCTGATATGGTTCTGATAGAGCAAAAAGGTTCAGGGATGCCTTTAACGCAAGAATTAAGGCGTATGGGGATTCCAGTAACACCATTTACTCCGAGCCGTGGTGCTGATAAGTTTACGAGGATGCACTCCTGCGCTCCTGTATTTGAGAGTGGCATGGTGTGGTGTCCTGAGACTAATTTTGCGGATGAGGTGATGGAAGAATGTGCTTCTTTTCCTAATGGCGAACATGATGACTTGGCAGATAGCATGACACAGGCTATACTCCGTTTTAGACAAGGTGGTTTTATTGTTACCCCAACTGACTATAATGACGAAGATGACTACGAATTTAGAAGCTCAAGAGAGTATTATTAGGAGATAAAAAATGGCAGATTCTATGGCAGACAGTATCAGAATGGCAAAAATAATGAAGGGTATGACGGGAGCGGGTGCAGGTAAAGCTGTTACTGACGAAGACATAGCAAACAACAGAAGAATGATGGCTGAACGCGGTATGTCTGATATGGAGTCTCAAAATGCAACTACTGACATGGATGCAGAAAAAGCAGGTATGATTAAAAAACTTATGATGATGATGGGTGGTAGCAAAGGTAGAGCGGGCAAAGGCATGATGGGCGGAGGTATGGTTAAGAAATACAAAGGCGGTGGTTCAGTTAAAGGAGGATTTCCTGACTTAACTGGTGACGGTAAAGTTACCCAAAAAGACATTCTTAAAGGTCGTGGCGTAAAAGGCATGATGGGCGGTGGTTCAGTGAAGAAGTACAAGGGCGGCGGTTGCGTAATGCCAGGTCGTGGAAAAAGTCGAGCAATGAACAAGTAAAGGATTAGTGGTATGGTAGTTTACAAAGCTAAAAAGTCTCCCAGAACTGGCTCTCAGTTTTATCAGTCGGAAGGTAATAAAAGAGCTGTGCTTGATGCAGATGGGAAAGAAACTAAATTAGAAAAAGCTATTAGTAAGGCTTTTAAAGAAAAATATAAAAGTGGAGATATTTCTCGTGAAGAGTATATAAATTCTGGAGCTACTGAAGCACGAATATTTTCGGACTCAATTTACGATGCTATTCAAAACCCGCCAAAATCGAATGGTACTGGTAAAGCCGTTATGAAAGGCCGTGGCGGAAAATTTAAAGGAGTAAACTGATGAAAAAGAAAAAATCAATAAAAACACCTACTGATGGCAATAAGCAAAATGCAGTTACAGGTGTAATGAGTGAGTCTTTTAACAATCTAAAAAAGGCTCCTATGACAGGCGGAACAGGAGCAGGAAACTCTAGAGGCGGTGGAGCTGCACTAAGAGGGACTAAGTTTATTGGCGTTAGATAGCGCAAAGAGGTTGGGGTAGAGTGCAACAGGTGAGTCCTCCCACTAACTGTTGTCTGTTCCCATTTTTGGAGAGAAAAGTGGTATGAGCAATTTCTGCCCCAACACTTTATATATAGGAGATCACAATGGCTGTTGAGAGAGATATGGGAGCAGGTGGTATGCCTGGAATTCTTCCTTTAGATGAAAATCCTGAAGCTATTGTTGAAATAGAAGAAATGCAAATTGGACCTGGAATCCTAGAAATGGAAGATGGTTCTGCTATTGTAGGTGAATTTGAGGAGGAAACTGTTACTATAGATCTTCCTTTTGATGGTAATTTAGCAGATACAATGGATTCTGGAGAGTTAGGTACAATAGCATCTGATTTGATAGGTTCGATTGATGATGATTTATCTTCAAGAAAAGATTGGGAAGACACCTATAAAAAAGGCATAGAATTTCTTGGCATGAAGGACGAAAAGCGTTCTGAGCCATTTGAAGGCTCTTCTGGCATTGTTCACCCTCTTTTGGCTGAGTCTGTCACCCAGTTCCAATCGCAAGCCTACAGGGAGCTGTTACCAGCCCAAGGGCCAGTAAGGGTGCAGGTATTTGGAGAAGAAACTGAGGCTCTTATTAAGCAAGCTGAAAGAGTCCAAGAATACATGAACTATATGATTACATGTAAGATGGAAGAATATGATCCAGAGTTAGATCAGATGTTATTCTACTTACCTATTATTGGTTCTACATTTAAAAAGATTTATTTTAACCCATTAAAAAACAGAGCTGTATCTGATTTTGTTCACGCAGAAGATTTAATTGTTCCATACGGAGTATCAGATCTAGCTTCCTCTCCTAGAGTTACGCATAGAATTAGCATGAACTCTAATGAAGTTAGGAAGCTTCAGTTAGCAGGTTTTTATAGTGATGATATAGATTTACCTTCTTCTGGAACCGATGATTCTGGTGAAGTTCAAGAATCTATTAATGATATTCAAGGCGTTCATCCAACTAATAACTCAGAAGAGTTAACTTTATATGAAGTCCATTTAAACCTAGATTTAGAGGGATTTGAAGATATGGACGAGATGGGTGAGCCTACTGGTTTACAGTTGCCTTATATCGTAACAATTTTAGAGGATACTAGCGAAGTATTATCTATTAGGAGGAACTACGAAGAGCAAGACGCAATGAAGAAACAAAAACATTTCTTTGTTCATTACAAGTTTCTTCCAGGTCTTGGTTTTTATGGGTTGGGGCTAACTCATATGATTGGAGGGTTAGCTCAAGCTTCTACTTCGATTTTAAGACAGCTTATAGATGCGGGTACTTTAGCTAATCTTCCTGCTGGATTTAAAGCTCGTGGTGCTAGGATCAAAAATGATGACGAACCACTACAGCCTGGAGAATTTAGAGATATAGACGTAGTTAGTGGCGATTTGCGTGGTGCGCTTATGCCATTACCATTTAAAGAGCCTTCAGGTACTTTGTATAACCTTTTAGGTAATCTTGTGGACGCAGGGCGTAGGTTTGCGTCTATGGCAGACCTAAAAGTAGGTGAAATGGGAGGTGATACTCCTGTTGGGACTACTATGGCTATTATGGAGCGTGGCACAAAAGTTATGTCTGCTATCCATAAAAGGCTACATTATTCTCAAAAATTAGAGTTTAAGCTATTAGCTCAAGTGTTCTCTAAGAGCGTAGAACCATATCCATATATTATTTCAAATGAAGTTGGTCCAGAAGTTAAAGCGCAAGACTTTGATGGTAGAGTTGATGTTATTCCTACCAGCGATCCAAACATATTTTCTATGTCTCAAAGGATTGCATTAGCTCAAACACAGTTGCAGTTAGTTCAGTCTAATCCAGAGATACATGGTGGCCCTCAAGGATTATACCAAGCTTATCGTAAGATGTACGAGGCTTTAGGTGTTAGCAATATTGATGCTTTACTGCCTGCACCTCCACAGCCTCAACCAGCTAATGCAGCCAAAGAAAATCAAAACTCTTTATTGGGTGTTCCTTTGCAGGCATTTCCAGGTCAAGACCATCAGGCCCATATCGAGACTCATTTAGCCATTATGTCTACTCCATCAGTAGAAATGAATCCAAATGCTATTATGGCCCTACAGGGGCATGTGCAGGAGCATATTGGATTAATGTCTGAAGAGCAGGCACAGCAACAAATTATGCAAGGAATTCCTCCTGAAGTTCAGCAAGATCAACAGCAGATGGAGGCTATGATGCAACAAATACAGCCACAAATAGATAAAATTGCAGCTCAAATAATAGCAGATACTGTTGAGCAATTGTCACAATCTATGGAAGCTCCGCCAGAAACTGATCCTCTTGTAGAAATTAGAAACAAAGAATTAGAAATAAAAGCTGCTGATTTACAAAGAAAAGATAATGAATTTGTAGCTAGACAAGAGTTTGATAGAGAAAAAGAAATTAACGATAATATGATAGATCAACAACGTGTTGCTGTTTCTCAAGAAGCTTTAAGAGATAAAACAAGAATAGCAGAAGATCGTATTCAAACTCAAAGAGATATAGCATCTCTTAACGCCAGACAGAAAGCAAATTAAAAGGAGATTACAATGGGTTCTGTAAGAGATAAAATTATTCAACAAATAAGAGCAGCTAAAAAAAATATTGTCGAAGTTGTTGAAACAGTAAAAGTTAGAGCAAGGACTGAAGAGGGTCATTTTGTAAAAGACGATCCTAAAACACCAGAAAATGAGGCTTGGGTTGAGAAACCAAAATCAGAAGTTAAGTCAAAGCCAAAGTCTAAACCAAAAGCTAAAGCTAAACCAAAGGCTAAAAAAGTAATTAAAAAGAAATGAAAAAATTATTTATATTTTTTTTTAGTTTAATGGTATCACCTGCTTACGCAGATTTAACTGTCTGTAAAGGTGAGTACGCACTGTGTGCCGCATCGACATGTCAACCCACAGGTCGTAGGATCGTGGCTAATTCTGGAGATGTATATCCAGAGGTAACGTGTAAGTGTCCAGTATTGTTTGGTGAGTCTATTGCCGATACCACAATGGGCAACATGCAAGGTTCGTGCAAACCTACTGACAGTGAACATGTCTGGAGTTTATTTGCTCCACTAAGTATGTATCCACAAGAGGCGAGTAACTTTAGTAAACTTCCACGCAATATGGGTGTTGTTGTCCAGAAGTGTGATGCGAGTTTGAAGCAAGGTGCGAGGGCTAGTAATTGTTTCTCATGGAACTGCGAGAAAGGGCCGAATGGAATTGCTGACTGTAAGTGTCCGATGGGTCAACAACCAGCGGCTACTACATTCTTAACTGAGGCAGGTCAGGGAAATCCAGAAGCATGTTTTCAACATCCCGTGAGTCTTCCCATAGGTACAAGTCTTTTAAATTAAAAAATGGTAATTGTACTTGCCTTTCCTTTGTCATGGTATATTGTCCTAAATTATGGACG